GACAGGTTGCGCGGCGAGAAAATAGGGCTTCACCAACACAACCTGCTTTTGCGAGGCTGGGCGCCCGAGATAGGAGAACGCCATCATGATGGTGGTGGTGTAATTATTTAGGCCGGCGTCGCAGCCTCCCGTCTCGCCCTGCCAGACGTTGCCAGCCGAATCCCCGTAAAACATATTGTCGTTGAAAATGCCGAAGCAATTGGCGTCCCATCCGAGATAGCGCGCCCAGGCGCCGGTGCGGGAATTGGCGACGAATTGCGTGAAATCCGAGGCATTTTCCTTCGGCAGATTGATGATCGCCATCGATTGCAGGGGCCACGGCACGATTTGCCAGCCCGAGATACCGGCCCGGGCAATGACAGCATCACGCCAGGCGGGCGCAATCGGCTTCGTCACGGCGATGTTTTCGAGGGCGACTTGGTCGAGGGTCATGACCTTCGACATCGGGACAATGCCGTCCTCGGTCATAATGAGGAGGTCGCCGCCCGCGGGCATGGTGCAACGCGGGCCGAGCGGTCGCGCGATGGTATATTGGCCGACCAGCGTCCAGCTTGTATCGGCGGGGCTCGCGCCGTTGTAGAGAAGAACCTCGCCTTCGGACGTGATGAACACAAAGCCGAGATATTGCCCGACGCCGGAATTCACGGCCCATTGGGCCATCGCAATGAGATATCCTCCCTTGAGGCAAAATGGCGCGAGGGGAAAGAGCGTCGCCGGGCCGCCGATCGCGGCGAGGCCGAGATAATAGCAATTCAAGGTTTGGCCGTCGGCGAAATACAAATGCCCGCGATATTGCGCGACGGCGGAAAATCCGACCCCGGAATATCCGGTAATCGGCGCATTCTGATAAAAAGTGAGCGATTCCGCCCCGGAGCCCGTCGCCGCGATGCTGATGACGATGCTCGTGTTCGGATTGATGCTGACGATCGTCGCGCCCGCGGGAATGTTCGTGCCCGAAAGCGCCATTCCGACTTGCAGATTCGCGGTCGACGCCATGAGAATCGTCGTCGTCGCATTGAGCGTCCCGGAAAGGACGAAGGTGCGATTCCATCCGGTCCCGTCGAAGATTTGAACAGGATCGACCCCGTCGACGGCGACCAGATAGCTCCCCCCAAACCCGGCAAACTGCACATATTGCAGAAAGCTGCTGTTGAGGCCGGTGACCTTCGGCGCCCCAACGGCGCCCGCGCTCGAAATATCGTAAATCTCTTTGTTGCAGACGGCGAAAAACTTCGAATTGACCCCGCTTACCCAAGGCATGATGGACGAGACGGCGAAGGATCCCATCCCGCTCGCCCACAATTGCGAGCCTCCCCGCACGCGAACGTAGTCAAGTTGGGGAAATGCGTTGTCGAAAACGATTGCGGTTTTGGGGGGAGGCTGCGCCTGGTTATCGCCGACATACCAACCCGAGGTCGGGGCCGGCATATTGAAAACCTCGGAGACCTGCGCGCCCGCATCCTCCATTTGCTGCTTGCGGCGCCGGCTCATTCATCGCCTGTCAAGGTCGTATAGATCGGCAGAATCCCCGGCCATACGCTCGGGCCGCCGAGCGGGACTTGGCTCATATTCACTTCCCGATAGGTATCCTGCCGCCCGTCGGCGCGCATGAACGAGCGCTCGAACCGCTCTTTCGCCGCCCCGTAGGAAAGGCCTTTGGCCTCAAGCCAGCGATATTCGAGTCCGCGCGTCATGACTTTTTCATCAATCAGCGAAATATCGGTATCGGCCGACCAGTAGAGCCGATGAACGCCCGCCGCGGTCTGAATCCAGCGCGGCGAATAATAATTATAGGTCAACGTCTCGCCGAGCGAGAGGGCGGGCCAGACCTCGAAAGTGTTGCCGATGATATGCCAGACCGGGCGAATTGGGCCGACCGGGAAGGCCTTGAGGGCCGCCAATTCTTCGTCGGTCACCCGAACGATGGGCTGCAAAGGGAACGCGGTCGATTGCATTTGCAGGCCCGGCGACATGCCGGCGAAATCACTGGCCGGTGTGTCGGCCGCTCCAATCGGGAACGGCCAAATCGTCGTCACGCCATCGCCGGGGCCGATCGACGCGGGAACGTCGAGGGGTTGCCAGAAATCGCTTTCCGCGACTTCGTCCCCGACATCTTGCAAGAGCGCCTGCATTTGAGCGACGCCGGAATCGGCAGTGTTGCCGAAAACGGTCGCGACCGTCCCCATGTTTTTGCGGAGGCGGAACGCGTTGACGATGCTCAAAAGGCTCATGACGCGACCTCATAGGCGCCCGCTCAGGCGGCCTGTTCTTTGGGATGCGCCGGGCGCCCAGGGCCGCGCTTCGGCGCGTCTGCGGATGACGACTGCGCATCGAGGCGCGCGCCAAGCTCGCGAATCTGGCGCTGCAAATCCTCGTTCGATTCCTTGAGGCGATCGTTTTGCGCGGCGATGCTCGCGGCAATCCCCGCGTCTTTCGAGGCCCCGAGCCATGCCTTCGCGCGCTCGCGCCATTGATTGCCGTCGAGAATGCGATGGAGGGTCGAATCGGGGCATTCGGCCAAGTGCTCGACCGACAGAATATTGAGCGCCTTCAATTCCATGCAAAATCCGGCCGAAATCATCGGCCAATGGGAAAGCGGCGTCCCGTCGATATGGTCGTTTTTCTTGGTCTCTTTCCAGCGCTTGTAAGCCTCGTGGAAGCGCTCGCGCAGGGCGTCCGTCACAGGATGAACAGGCGCGCTGTTATGGTCTCCGGTGGTGCGCAGCATGACCATTTCGTCGTCGCGCGTGCGCAGCGTGCCGGCTGCATCGGTCGCGCGCTGATCGACCGACGTTTGCATGAAGAAAACCGCCGTAATGCCCTTGTTCATCGCGGCATAGTCGACGCCGTTATTGCCGACCGTGGCGAACACGTCGTTGAGGCCGAGATTTTGGGTTTCGAAGGCTGAAAAAACATCGCTCACAGGCGCGCTCCTCGCGGGGGAAAAGGAAAAGGGGCGCCGAAGCGCCCCCGGTCACTCGTTATTGTGGTCGCTCGCCGGGTCGCGGTCAATGTCCGCAAGAGAGCCTTCCCCCGCGTCTTGCTGATTGGAGGCCGCACGCTGCACGTCGGGGTCGCTCGCAGCCCATTCCGCGCTTTGGGCGATCGGCTGGGCGTGTAGAGCCGGCTGCGCGCCTCCCGATGCAACCGACTTCTGGTAAGCCATCCACTCGCAATAGGCCCCGCTTTCGGGGGGCGTCTCGCCGTCCTGCACAAGCTTAACGGAGGTCACCGCGAACGGCACGCCGTTCTGATTCGAGACCATGAGATTGACCATGGAATCGGAATGCACGAACGCCACGAGCGCCGCAAACGTCGCGCTGCGATCGTCGTGCGGGTGAAACAGCACAACGCGGCCGACCGTCGGCTTGATGACGACGGGACCGCTCGGGGCTATTTCACGTGAAACAGGACTCTGGCCATCCCGGCCGCCGATGCGGCTTTCAAGGTGCAGAAACAGAAGCTTGGTCGCGTTGTCTAAATGGTGAAAGCGCGCATCGTCCTGCGCGAATAGGTCTGACAAATAGGACATGGGGCGGCCTTTCGAGGCAAGCAAGGGAGGATAAGGCGTGGCCCCAGGGCTTGCGTCCTGGGGCCTGCTTGCAAACGCGAAAGGGAGAGAAGCCGTTCCCCGCCGCGTTAGTTCTGGACCGCGACCGACGGCCAATTAAGGAAGGCCTCGACGTAAATCGAAGTCGTCAAGGCGATATTGTTGGCCGTCGCCGTCGCATTGGCGCTCATAACGATCGTGTAGGGCGCCGAATTGCCGATGATTTGCAGAATGGTCGTCGAGCCGGGGATGCCCGTTCCGGCGATCGTCTGGTTTGGATACATGCCGGCGATCGAGGTCACGTTCGTCAAGTTCGGCGAGCCGTTCGTCGTGGTCGCCAGACCGACGCCGTTCGTTGACGTGATCGTCACCGTTCCCGAAGCCGTCGCGAGCAAATTCATATAGACGGTCGAGCCCTGGATATCGGTGATGATTGCGCCCGTCGCAATGCCGGTGCCCGAAAGCTGCTGCCCGATGACAAGGCCGCGATTCTGCGAAACGGCCGTGATCGTGCCCGAGCCGCTAACCGTCGTGCCGGTGAAGGTCCATGACAATTCGCAGGTGAAAACATTCGCGATGCCCATCGAACCCGCGAGCGGCGTCGTCGGCTGATTAAGCTGGCCAGCGACCGCCGTGGTGTTGATCGGCTTCGTCTGCGCGTTGATCGTCGCGCAGTTAAGAAGCGAAATGCCTGCGCGCTGCACCCACATGGCATACATGCCAGGGACGAACGTATATGACCAGACGTTGCCCGGATCGGGCTGGCTGGCCTGCGTCGCCTTCGTGCCGCCAAAGAATGCCGTCCCGAGATTCGCGCCGAAAGGATGCGCGCCGGCGCCCGTCGCCGCACGAATCGCCTTGAACGAATTGTCATAGACAACCGCATCGCCCTGATTGAGCGTCAGAGCCGCGACGACCGGGAAGAGAACATAGACAAATTCCGCGCCAGTGTCGCCGCCGACCACGGTTCCCGGCGCGAAGCTCGGAAATGGAGCCTGCCCAGCCGAGCCAAACGGCCCCTCGGGAAGAGCGGTGCGGGCGCCAATGGCCTCGAATTGCATCCGAGCGATCGTCATTTTGCTTTACCTTTCGAAGAAAAAGGGAATTTAGAGGGGCCTCCCTAGACCCCTCCATCGCCCGCTAATTTACTGCCACAAAACGCCATTTAGGCTGAGGTTGTTGGCAGTCATATTACCCGCCCACGCCATTATGCGCACAACCGCGTCCTGATTGACGTTGGTCCGATCGCCGCCGATGACCTTGAAGTTTCGCTTCGAGGACGGCCGATAAAGGACGGTTTTGGTGTTGAGGAAATAGGCCGTGTTCGTCGGAATCTGGCCGTTCTTGCCGCCGTCGAGGACGACGTCGACCTCTTTACCGGCGCCGTAATATTTCAGCGACGTGAAGCCCGCGCCCGCCATCGCCTTCTCTGACGTGATGCGCTGGATAAGCTGCAACGAGGTCAAATAGGCGATATAGATGTTGTTGTCGGCGACGATCAGGTCAACGCCATCCGAATTGCGCTTTAACCCGATGGTCGTCGAGTTGAAATAGCTCTGGACGTTGCTCGACGTGATGACGCCGCGCGAATCGGTATTGGCGTTGACGCTGACATTGCGCCACCACGGATTCGCGCCGCGATCGATGCCGCCGACCAGTCCCGAGGTCGGAGCCTTCGAAACGAGGAGGGCCAGGCCGCCGATCTGCTTGCCAGAAAATCCGGTGCCGTCGGAATAGACGCCCGCCGACATTTCATTGTCAAAGGTCGCTTCCGCGGTATCGGTGCGCTCGACGATCAAGTCAAGCATCTGCTCCTCGCCGTCGTTCTGAATATCTTCCAGGCCCGACAGCACAACGGCGACCGAACACTGCTTCCATGGGAAGCGGGCGGCGGTCATCGTGTCGTTCAATGAAATGTTGATAAATTCCGTGCCCGAATACCACATGAACGACTGGTTTTGGGCATAGCGGAGGCCTTGATAAATCTCTCGGCCGCCCGAGATTGGCTTGCTGTTGCCGCCCTTGCGAATGAACGCCAGGAGGGCGTTGTTGTTCGTAACGTTGTCCTCCAACGTCTTGGAGCGGTTTTCGAGGGTCGTGGTGACAACGTCACCCCAATCTACTGAGACGACTTGCGGCGAGGCCATGGCCTAATCCCTAAATTCTGGCCCCTTTTTGGGCCGCCAAGGCCTCCCGCGCGATTTCCATCGCCGATTGGCCCGCTTTTGGAGCGCTCGCGGCAGGAATGCCCCGCGCCGGCGCCCCGGTGATAGCTTTCGCCTGTCGCCGCGCCTGATCGGCGGCCTGGGCGTTGACGATACGCCTCGCGGGAGCGGCGCCCATGTGGGGCCTGATCGTCGCGTCGGCGTAACAAGCCATGTCGTAAGCGGCTTGCAGCCTTTCCTTGAGGGGCAGCGCCGCATCGATAACTCCCGACGACAGAATGCCGGGAATTTTTGCCTCGACGTTCGCATAGAACCTGTTTGATGGGTCCGCAGCGAAAGCCTCGACGACCGAAAGTCGCTCTTTTTGTCCCGCCTCCTGCGCAATTTCTTGCCGGACTTGGGCGATGATTCTTTGGGGATCGACCGTCTGATGGGTCGGGGCAGGCTGGGGATTTGGTCGAGGAGCGCCCGGCTGCTGATTGCCGGAAAGGCGCTGCGACCACGCAACTAGGAACTGTCTCGGGTCTTTGATTCCGACGTTCGCTAGGACTCTTGTCACGCCAGCAAAAACGTCACGGCGCAACTCTTGCTCGATTCCTACATATTGTTCCAAGGCTTTATCAAGCGTCGTGCCGCCCTTCAAGGCCATTTCGTGGTATTTTTCCACAGGCTTGAAGATTGAGAGCTTGGCAAAGCCCTGCTCAATCTCGCGTTCGCGCTTGACAATGTCGGCCTTGATATGCGGGGGGAGTTTTTCGAAATCGACTTTCGACTGCGGCGACCAGCCGCCTGGGGGTCTCTCGACGACAGGTGCGTTGGGATCAGCCGCGGCGACCGGGGGCGTTCCTGGGGCGACAGGCGGAACGGGAGCGCCCGTTCGATCCGGCGCAGGCTTGTCGGTCCTCGGCACGAACTTGCCGTCTGGCGCCCGCGCGCGGTCGCGCTCGGCGCCGCGCTCGCCCGAATGACCTTCGTCCCCCTCAGCGCGGTCCTTCTGATCGTTGAGCGCCGCGCGCGCGATTTCGAGGGTCGATTCGGGAGCGGCGGGGGCTGCTGTTTCGCCGGAAGCGCCATCACCAGGCGCGAGCGTGTCGGCGATTTCGTTTTCTAGTCCGGGGCCTGCCATGCTGTTGAACTTTCCGATTCGAGGGGCTTCGGTTTGTAGCCAGCGCGGACCTTGCGATAGGCCTCGCCGATTTCGTTTTTCGTGATACGGCGGGAATTGTCGAGGGTCCGCGTCGGCGCTTGATCGCCGACCTCAACCACTCCCGCCGCCTTATAGCCGCGCCGGAGCGCGGATTTCGAGGAATAGACTCTTCCGTCGGCCATGCTGCGCAAGTCGCCGATCGAATCCATATTGAGCATCGGCGCGGGCAGATGCGAGCGGGCCGGCGCCGGCCGCCGATCAAGAGGGCCGCCCTTCTCGACAAGCGCGCCGTTGCGGAAAACGAAAGTGCCTCGATTGCTCATGGGATCGACGATACGTTGCCGGTTACCGGGAAATTCCCCGAATTCGTCAGGCTATCATAAAGGAAATAGAATTCGGTCGGCGTCTCGTGCATGG